GAAATTATGTATACTATAACATACATAAGAGGATAAATGGCTAAAGTCAATGGGGGAGTAGAGGATAGGAGTAACAGAGGTAATAACAGTTCTGTGGAGAAGCAGGAAGTGGAATTGTTATCGGCTGTCACCAAGACATCGAAGGTCTATGCCCAGAGGGTTGCGGCGAGAGCGAGAAAGAGCAAGTTCTGGGAGGAGTACCCCGTTGATATACGGACGTTCGTGGAGCATCCTGAATACCTGAATTTGAAGGGGATTGTCTGGGACAGCGTGATGAGCGACCTGATAGATATATTCACGGTGGAGCATCCATTGGAGGGGAACAGGTTTAGCCAGTATCAAGAGGTCGTATTAGACGAGGCGATTGGAAGCGGTAAGTCGTTTCAAAGTTCATTGATAATCACTTATATTGTGTACAGGTTATTATGCCTGAAAGACCCGCAGAGGTATTATAACCAAGCACCCGGGACTTTATTGACGGTTATGAATATGTCGCCTACGGCTACACAGGCGAAGAATGTCGTCTTTGGAGAGATAAAGGCGAGGATAGATTGTTCGACTTGGTTCAGGGCGTACGGGGGATTAGACGAAACGATTAAGAGTGTGTTGCGGTTCAAAAAGGGGATTGCGATATTCCCGGGCAACAGTTCTGAAACGTTCCCTCTTGGTTATCACTTGATTGCGTGGGTGATGGACGAAGCCGCTTTTTATACAGACGTGCCTGAACACGATGTGGCTATGGAGATTTATTATACGCTGATGAGGAGAAGCCAGAGCCGTTTTAAGGACAGGTGGTTAGGTGTGATGATTAGTTCTCCCAGATATACGGACGATTTTATCGAGAGGAAAATGGTCGAGAGTCGGCTCTATCCCGAAATGATTTATGGGAAGCGGAAGGCGATTTGGGAGAGCAAGCCTGACGATATAGAGGCGGTAAAGAAAGGCGAAACATTCAATTTTGAAGGGACGGATATTCCGCTTATCTATAAAAAGTCTTTTGACGAGAATCCCGATAAGGCGTGGAGAGATTTAGGGGCAAGACCATCGCTTGTATTAGAGCCTTACTTCAAACAGTGGAAACTGGTTGAATCGTGTATTGACACGCAACTGGCGCATCCGTTCGATAACGACGGAAGGATACAGGAATGGTTCAGGGGAGATATGCGGTTCTTATATTATATGCATTTTGACTTGGCTTTGAAATACGACGCCTGCGGAGTGGCATTGGCACACAGGGACGGCGACAATGTAATCGTAGATATGATGTTGAGAATCAAGGGAGAAGCCAATAAAGAAATCGATTTGAAAGGCGTGAGGGATATTGTCTATGAATTGCAGAGGAGAGGATTTAACCTCGGCAAAGTAACCTATGACCAGTATCAATCGGCAGAGAGTATCCAAGACCTGACCAAGAGGGGGATTGAATCGGAGAAGTTGTCTATGGACTCTTCGATGGCTCCCTACGAAACGTTAAAGGAAATGATTTACAGCGGGAAGGTGCGGTATTATCAATACGAATATTTTTTGAGCGAACTGAAAAGGCTTGAACTTATAAAAGGCAAAAAGGTGGAGCATCCGTCTAAAGGAAGTAAAGACGTCACCGACGCAGTGGCGGGTGCAGTCTATAATGCGGTTTTGGGAGGCGGGAGTAGGGAATTGCATTTCAGTATCGTATAAGGAGGGGGATATGTTTCTAAAAGGTATGGCGTTAGGGTTTGGGTTCGTGTTGGGAGTAGTTTTTATTATTTTATTAATCCTCGCTTTAATGTGGTTGATTGGGGAATTGGTTGACAAGTGGAATGAGCGAGGAGGAAGTTATGGCGGGAAATAACGGGGGCAAGATAACCGCAGATATGAAACGGATGATGAATAGCCTTATCGTCAAGGTCGAAGTCATCGGCGTCAATACATTTATCAAGAGGACAAAACTGGCGGTCTGGCTTATAGGATTTGCCACAAAAAGATTGATGGGGGCAAGGGGTTATAAGATTGTGATTGTTACCCCAGAGCAGGCAGTCCAAGAGGACAGTAGAATAATCAGGGTATAAAAAGGAGAACTCAATGGCTAAGAAAAAGGTGGAGCAGGAATTGAAAATGTTTATCACTACGACTGGGTCTTTGTTTTCAGAAAACGATTTGAAACAGTACCAGATACCCCAGACTAACCAGATTATTTCTGATATTAAATGGGGTGCGGAGGCATTACCGCCACCGTATGATTTGGCTAAATTAATGGCGTGGCTGGAATCGAACGTTACGCATAATTCTTGTATCAGACAGAAAGTCCAAGACAGCGTAGGTATCGGGTGGCATTTGGAAGATATTTTGGATGTCGAAAGTCCCGATAAGGAAAAGAAAACGCTTTCCGAATTTTTTAATAAGTGTAACGAAACAGAGGACATTATTACTGTTTGTAAAAAGGTGTTTTTGGATTATGAAGCGTGTGGAAACTCTTATATCGAAGTAGTCAGAGGGACGTCATCGGACCCGAATTCAAGAGCAATAAAGGCTCTGTATCACGTAAATGCCACGTTCGTAAGGTGGGTCAATACTTACGATAAATATTTACAGCAAATCGGGGCGAAGAAAGTTTACTTCAAGTTATTCGGTGACGATAGAGTAATGAATAAGAACACGGGCGTATTCGGTTCGGTACCAAAACCAGAGGATATTGCCAATGAACTGATACAGATAAAGCAGTATACTCCGAGGTCGTATTGGTACGGATTGCCTGAATGGTTGCCAGCATTATTGGCGATGTTCGGTTCAATGAAAGAGCAGGAGTATAACCTTGACTTTTTTAGCAATTACGGTGTGCCTGCGTACGCAGTCGTCTTGTCAGGCATTACTGTAAAGCCAGAGGTCGAGGACGCAATTAAAAAGTATTTTGAAACAGAGGTCAAGGCGAATCCGCATAAGACAATGGTATTCGGGTTGCCTCAAGGTGGAGAAGTGAGGTTCGAGAAATTAAGCGTGGAAACTAAAGAGGCGTCATTCAGGATTTACAGGAGAGATAATCGGGACGACATCTTGACGGCTCATCACGTACCGCCCTATCGGGTAGGCATTGTGCAACAGGGTCAGTTAGGCGGTACCATAGCGGGTGACGTGGACAGGATATATCTCGACTCGGTGATTAATCCACGGCAGAGAGATTTTGAATGGTTAATAAACCAGTTGCTCGTTAAAGAGGCGTTCGGCATACTGGGCTGGGCGTTCAGGTTCAATGATATTGACATCGATGACAGGACGAAGATGTCAGACATTGACAGCAAGTATCTATCTATCGGTGTATTGACTCCGAATGAAATCAGAAAGCGTATCGGTTTATTGCCATACGACGGAGGCGATACATTCTATCTGATGGGAAACCTTATCCCAGTAGGCGGTATTCCAGAGGTAGAGGCGGTGGAAGTGGAAGAAGGCAAGGCGGATATTAAGGACTACATCACGAACTTGGAAATTGAATATGAGGAAAAGAGCCAGCCGATTGAGGATTATGTGAATTACCTCGGTCAGTTGATTGAAAAGAAAGAGCATTATCGAGCGAGGGCAATGGAGCCATCAAAGTTTAGGGAAAAGACATTAGCCCTCGTTCCTTTAAGTAAGGAAGAAGGTATTACAGCAGTCGTGGGGAAACTGAAAGCGGAAGGCGAAGTAAAAGTCCAGATGTTCCTGTTCGAAAAGACCAAGTGGACTACGGAGAAGATTCAGGAGTGGTTAAAAGACCACAAGGTAAAAGTTGTATTGTTCGAGGAGGCGTAATGCATTGGTTGGATAAGCGTAAGACAGTCGCTCAACTCCATTTGGAAAAAGGTTTCCAGAAAGATGTCCATAAGGAGTTTATGAGAGAATATAAAGCGACCAATGATATGTTAAAGGCACGGGACGCTTACGACGAGTTATATGCTTATGCCCAAGAGGCGCATCCTGAATTATATGGCAAAGAGGAAGCAAAGATTCAAAAAACTAAGGCGGAGGACTTGAAGAAAGTAAACGCTTATCTCTATGACTGGGCAGATAAAACACAGCCAGAAAAGTTGGCTCCCGCTATGAAGCCGTGGATATATAAGGCGGGGACAATGGGAGGTCAGTCGGCTCTGAATTCAATGACTACAGGGGTGACGTTTAATTTAAGGAATAAGCAGGTTGTAGGGGCATTAGCAAAACGGGGGACAAAGATAACTGGACAAGTATCCGCAAGAACTCTGGAAGATTTGCGTGATGCCCTCTACAATTCTTATATGGAAGTAGGGATGTCGCCTTACGATGTCAAGAAACGAATACTGGGGTTGTTCGAGGAAACGTATGAGAATCGGGCGTGGACAATTGCAAGGACAGAAACAGCCGTAGCCCAGAGCGAGGTCAGTAAGCAAACATACGTGAGAAATGGATTCAAGAAAAAGAAATGGATAGCCACTATTGATGACAGGACAAGATACAGTCATCGGCACGTTACGAAAAAGCCAATTCCATTTGACGAGCCATTTATTTTGACCGATGAATATGGCAATACAACGGAAATGCAATGGGCGCACGAAATTGGCGCACCTGCAAGAGAGGTAATTAATTGCAGATGTTCTACGGTAGGTGTGGCTAATTTAAGCGAGGACTACGAACCAACGTGGACAGGACAATAAAAGTATTGGTCATTATAGGAATTTTATTTTTGCTTACTTCTTGTTCAAACAAGAAAGAGGAACAGAGGTCAGCAGAAATTTTGAATAAATTAAACGGGCTGGAAAACGAGGTACAAGCACTTGAATTCAAGATAGATAGGCAGGCTCAAGTGTTAAAATCTTATATGAATAACGACGAGAAACTCTATCAGGAGATAGAGAATCTTTGTTTACTCTTAAAGAGTGCATTGTTGATGAATCAAATGCAGAAGGAAGTCAATGAAAAATAATGATTTGCATAAAAAGAAAATAAGTGTTATATTTACTTTGACATATCCTTTTGCAATAACAGGAGGACACTAATGCCAGAGGTAACTGCAAGGAATATTAGAATCCCTGTTCCAGCAGAGGACGGCAAGCACGAAGGTCATAAGATAAGGACGATAGTAGTATCCCGCAGTCAAGGCATCAAGGCTTTGTACTGTGCAGATTGCAAGAAGTTAGTGACCTATTTGTTTGCCAAGAATAAAGACTGGACTATGGCGTCGGCAAAGGAATGGGTAGCCGAGCATACAAAAAGGATTGTCGAAACAAAAGAAATAAGTATTGACCAAGTAAAAGAGTTTATTAAGTTGGCAGTAAGTTACGCAGACGGAGAAACT